TTATAGACTGGTAGCCTGTGTTGCCTATTTTAGTCGGCTTTCCTGTAGCACCGAATCCTTTTCCTCCGCCCATAGATGTAGACATATATTACCTCATTTTTCTCTATGTTAGGCTGTAAAGATATTTGTTGCAATGGATTCAAGAAAAGATTCGGACTACACGATTTTGAACAAATGTGCTAAAGTTATACGCATATGAAAAAAGAACTCAGAAATTATCAGAAAGAAGCTTTGGAATGTATTATACAAAGTTTTAAAGAAAATAATAGACAAATAGTAGTACTTCCTACTGGAAGTGGTAAGACAGTTTTGTTTGCCAACCTTCTAGATAAGTTGAATCTCAAAACTTTAATAATCGCTCATACTCAAGAACTTCTGCATCAAATTCAAAACACAATTTATAAAGAATGCGTGTTAAATAAAAGTTCAATATATGTTTCAAAAAATAAGATCCGAGAAAATGTCACTATCTGCTCTTTTCAACAGGCAATAATGTCTAAGACATTGGAAAGATTCAAGGAGGAGAATTTTGAACTTTTGATCATAGATGAATGTCATAGAGCTGCTTGCATTGGTTATAGAAAAATAATTCATCAACTAGGATTTGAAAAGAAGAATCTCATAGGATTCACAGCTACTCCATTCAGAACTGATGGACAATTGCTGCATCAAATATTTGGTAAAACAAGTTACGAACTCAACATTCTAGAAATGATAGATAGTGGATATTTGGTTGATCTAGAAGGATATAAAGTAAAAACAAACATTTCTCTCAAGGGAATTGAAAGAAAACGTGGAGATTTTTCTTCTTCTCAATTGGAATCTGTCATCAACACTAAAAATAGAAACGATATCATAGTAAAAAGCTATTTAGATCTTGCAAAAGGAGAAAAAGCAGTAGCTTTTTGTGCAGGAATAAATCATTCCAATGAATTAAAGGAATGCTTTGAAGAAAATGGTATTGTCTGCGAGTCATTGCATGGAAAAATACCTAAACAGAGAAGAAAAGAAATCATATCTGCGTTTAAAGATGGAGGAATAACCGTTCTGACAAATTGTAACCTTCTCACTGAAGGATTTGATGAGCCTTCAATCAGTACTTTACTGATGTGTAGACCCACGACTAGTAAAACTCTTTACATACAAATGATAGGAAGGGGAGCAAGACTCTATCCAGGAAAGGAAAAATGCAAAATCATAGAGTTCACGGATAATGCGTTCAATATTTGTTCCATGTCTGATTTAGTAGAATCCAATGGAAGAATCAAAATGAGAGATAGAGAATCTCTCAAAGAATATAAAGATCGAGTAAAGAAAGAATTGGAAGAAATTGCTACCTCTACTGTGATTGAAAAATATGAGATCATCAATAAATTGAAGGTAGGAGACTATCATAAGGGATTCAAGATACAGAGAGAACTTTACAGAGATACCAATAGAAAAGATTACTTCATCATTGTTCACGAATGCGGATCTATTTATACGTGTCCTAAAAACAAAATCATGGAAGTAGAAAACTGTATTTTTTGCTCTATGATCAAGAGTCAAAAGACTAATTGCATAAAGATTGAAAAAATATTTGATAATATAACTTTATTTTTTGGATGTATATGCGGAAAAATCAAGTCTTCTGAAATATCTAAGGATTTAAGCTTATTTGATGCTTTGAAAAACTCAAAAGAATGTAGGTGTAAAGATGGCGGGTCATAAAAATAAGAAAAATGTAACGGGAATGAAAATAAATAATCTAGAAATACTGGAGGAATTTTCCGTTCCATATACAGGAACAAATCCTAGAAGAAAAACGGCTCCTAAATTGAGATGTAAATGTGTTTGTGGGAATATTTTTGAAGCCTGGCGAACCAATGTTCTAAATAATAAAACAAAGGGATGTTTGAGATGCTCTAATATTTCTTTCAAAATTGGAGATAAAATCGGATCTTTGACAATCCTAGGAAGAGATCTGTCGAAGAAAAGTGCCACCTTCAAATGCCTGTGTGACTGTGGACATGAATGTTTAGTTCTGAGTCGTCATCTATCCCGTGGTCTTGATAAAAGATGTGAAAGATGTAGATATCCTGGTAAATATACGCCTAAGATTCTAAGATCTAAGGAAGAAATGCAGATCCTTTTAAAAGAAAGAGCAAAATTAAAACATCAAAAAGCACACGACAAAAAAATCGGTAAAAAATTTCATAAACTACAAGTTCTAGAATTTTCTTATTGGGAAAAAGGAACAAAGAGGAACAGAGCTTTTTACAAGTGTCAATGTGATTGCGGAAATATTTTAGATGTCCGATCTGATCAATTGGGAAATGGTGTTTCTAGCTGTGGATGTTTGCATATTGAAAATGCTCCTAGAGGAGAAAAAAATCCTCATTCAAAACATACGAATGAACAAGCGAGACAAATGAGAGAAATGTATTCCAGCGGTCTATTCACCCAAAGAGAGATATCTAAAATGTTCGATTCTGATGAAACATCTGTCAGCAGAATCATTAGAAATATAGCTTACAAAAAATAATTAGGCATTACTAAGCCAAGTAAGCACTATTCGCCCTGATGTCAAACTAGGTGCACCTGCATCGACTTCAAAAACTATATCAGTAGAGGTTAAATAGAACGATATCTGGTTAGGTATTGTTCCTCCGTTAGATCCGTACATAAGACCATAGCCGTTAGTTCCGTCAGTATAGGAGCCAAAGCAACTGGTGAACTGATTAGGATCAGTAACTTGTACGTTATGAGGGATATTGGATGTGCTGGTAAACGTATAGACCTGGCGTAGGGTCTGTTGCTTGGCAGAAGTTATAAAATAAGTCTCACCTGTGATAGCAGGTCTTGTTGTAGGGAACAGTCCTATAATTCTATCATTAACTGCTGCTGCTATATCCACATAGGATTTATTAGATTCAACTGTAAGTTGATTTAGGTCTTCTGGAAAGTTACGAGATGTTCGTAAGAATGCGACGGGGTTAACGACATTTGACGACATTATTTATTCCTTTAAATTCACCCAAGTTTTTCAAGAAAGCAACTGCGAAGGCTGGATATCCAAAATCATAGAATGGAATTCTACCTCACTAAAGGCATTGATAGGGCCGTTATTATCATCCACCATAAACATTTGCTCATCAGCTATGGTAAATCCAATTTGTACAGTATCTCCTAGAAGAGATGTATTCATTCTATGCCAGATCTGTTGTTGCTGCATAGCTGTTGGAGTGTTGAGATTTATGTTTGCAGCTGTAAGACCTATGTCTGTGCTTTCGGGACAGGTATAAAGAACTGTGCTGTAGATCAGAGAATTGTTTACTACATTGTTTGAAGGAACTATTGGGCTATCATTATATGCAGATGAGGAGTTTTGAGATAAGAAGATCAACAGTGCTATCTGAGAATACGGAACATCTGTGTTGCTGAAAAGATACTGTTGAGGCCCTAGTCTAGTCTTTCTAGCCATATCCCAAGATATAGGAAATTGCTTAGTCTGTATGAATGGAACATAAGCTCTCGTGATCATTCCACCACCTAAATATGTCCCTGTGGGAGTAGGAACATTAGGATTTTCAATGGTAAAGGTGTTCATTGTGATAGGAAGAACCTTATAGATATTTCCGTTGATGTTAGAAACTCCTAAGCATCCGGTTATGACGACAAAGTCGCCACTATTAAGCTGATGGTATGGAGAAGTGATTGTATTCCCTGAAATAGCAGTGATGTAAAGAGAAGCCCCTTCACCCGTTCCTATGTCTTTTACAAGAACAAATCCCTGATGATTTCCTCCTATCACCTGTGGATTCAGCAATGTAGATTTGCTAGAATTCCAAGGGTCTGTCCATTGGCTCCATGTAGGATAGAATTGTCCCACTGTAGCCCAAGTAAATCCTGTAACCCTGCGATAGAGTCCATAAGTAGTATAACATTCATTGAATATAGCAAAGGAATCATCTCGGTAGTTGTAGAAAATAGACTGATTAGGGAATGGATAAGATGTTGTGTTAGAATTTCCTTCTCTATAAGTAAAATACACCCATTCATCAGTAAAGTTACGAGCAGAGCACATCCTTTCAGATCCGTTGCTAGTCAATGATATTTCAAAGGCATTGTCCGGAACTTGCAGATCAAAACGTTGAGATCCTGTTTGAGAGGAGACAGAAAATCCTCTGCTACCTCTTGTAAGAACTCCCTTATCCATGACAATGGCAGAAAACGTGCTGGAAGATCCGTACTCCGAATTAACAATGAATAAATTGAAAGGAACTAAGTCATTTCCTGTGTAGGTAAGCCTTGTCTGAAAGTTAGGAGCAAATCCTATCAATAGAACATCTTCGTTAGGAGCTACTGTTATAATAGGTTGATCAAGTCCTGATGTAAAATAACCACCAAATCCTATCTGATCTTCAAACCAAGATGGAGAAGTTGCTGATTGATTAGCAGGAACTAATAAAGGGTTGAATATGTTAGTTGGATTGACAGGAGTTTCCTTGGTAGCATCAGGAGTGTTTGTATAGGAAGCTGTGTAGTAAGGAGTACCATTTTGACTATAGATAATCGTATCTTGGCAATAAATAGGCAATCCTGTCGATGTCTGAATCACAGGGCCAAAGAACAAGAGCCTGTCCTTGAAAGGTAGGACAAGTCTAGCTCCTACAAGGTAATATTGAGCTAAAGGGTTATCTGCTATAGAGAAAGATGCTTGTGAGAGAGGAGGAGCAAAATTAACCCATCCAAGTCCTGATGTTACAGTAGGAATACCATCATACCAACGAAGGCAATCTATACTGGTTACATTTCCATCAGAATCTAGAGCATTATTAGTTAAATATTGAAGGATACCTGGGGTCAATCCATCATTAGTTATCGTGGCGAATGGAAATTTAATCGTATATGTAGTCACACCCATTGAAGTTATTATAGAAGTGACATAACCAGTCTGAAAATTGATTGTGGGGGCAGAAGTTCCCGTAAATTCATTAGCAAAAACGAAGTCTCCTACCACAAGAGATACAGGCTGTGAAAAAATGAAAGCTACTGTAGTTGCTGAAACAAACGTAGCAGAAGTAATGCTGGCAGATGGAATAAATATCATGCCTATGTTGGTTGTGGTATAGGGAACTGTGATCCCATTCGTAGTCCACATGGAGTTCTGATAGTTAGTTGTCCAGAATTGCTGATAGTTTTGTCCATTCCATTTAAGAGCTGTTAGAGAAGATTTAGCTGTATATCCAGGCATAGTAGAAGAATTAGCCTGTGGATTCTTATAGAAGCTTACGTCAGTGATTGCAGCGGGAGTTCCGCCTGTTATGTTATAGGAATAAGCTGTATCAAAACCTACTGTTCCAGGGAATACACCGACTCCTGGGATAAACTCTTCAAGACCCATCACAGGAAGTGCAGGATAGTAGGAATATGTGCCTACAACTGTTTCAGAGGCCCCAGAAACGATTGTTAGTACCCCAGTGGCATAGTTTATGGTTCCGCCTGTTCCAGTGCCTTCTGTGGCCGTTAAAGTGCCATTCTTTAAAGGGTCTGTGTAAACTGTTCCATCTGTACCGCCTGTTATGCTGATAGTACCTGGAACGACAGGAGCTGTTAGAGTGATAGATCCGCTTGTAAGGCTGGAAGAAAGGGAAATAGACCGTTGCAGTCGACCTAAAAGGGAGGTTCCTCTCTTTCTTTTGACACGTCCTCTCCATTGATAAGCGTTAGTGAGTTCAGGAAAGGAGTCATTGTCTATGACAAAGGCTGTGCGGTTAGTTGTTTGACCTTTATCTATAGGGCCTACGACAAGTTTTTCGCCCATTTATACCTGCAATATTACGAAACTGATTTGTCCGCTGTTTGAAGCTGAAGTAAGGGTTAGAACGTTGCTGGCAAAAGACCATCCAGGTGTGAAGGTGGTTCCTGTTGTATTGGTCAATACGATTACATTATTTCCAGTACACGTTCCGGCAATCAAGTTGATGACATAAGTTTTTGTGCCAGATCCACCTGTATTTGAAATCGTTCCATTTACATTGAATTGAGATGTAGGAGTAATAGCACTTGTGGATTCTGAAGCTGTAAAAGTAGCTCCGGCCTTGATGATAGAAGCTGGAAATATACCTAAAGGATTCACCGTATATAGATTTGTTTCAGTTCCTCCTGTGCCATTAGTGTAGACAGAAGGTCTTGAGCCTGGATAGGTGATAGCTAGAGCTGATCCTAATGTTGGAGTCTGATTAGCATAAAAGGTAGTTTGTAGATGCGTTCCGCTAGGTGCTGATGAGGAAGTATTGAACGTATTATGATCAATGGCCCATATGGAAGATACAGCATTTGTATTTTCGGTAAGGTTGGGCTGATCGACCGAGGGATCGTTAGAGGAAACTGGCGTGTTAAGTGTATATGAAATGCTCAATTTGTACCTGTCCCTATTGAATTTGTTCCGTTTTGACCTTGTGAGGAAGAAAAAATCGTCTGGGTTCTTGTAGATGTAAACTGACGTTGGCTTCTTTTCCAAACAAGTTGTTCTTGTTCTCTAAACAGTGGTTCATAGAATTGAAACTGTTCTACATCACCTGTGTCTGAAAGAATCTTACGAGCAGCACCTCTTGCTATGTATTCACACATGTAACCAAATTGCACGGCTTGAGAAGATGCTAGGAATGCTGCTGGTGATAGATAGGCTTCAAGCTCTACGAGGTATGAAATATCACATGGAGGTCTGATCGTTATAACGTTATTATAATACAAAATCCCTCTAGGAACGCCTTGCTCATAGAAGTAGCACTGAGCATTGATGTTAGATCCATCTTCTACATCTGCCGGAAAGTTAACTACTGCCACGCCTGTTTCATAGTTTACTGTATTGCTGGTTGTACTATATCCACCTGCACAAGCTGAATTACCAAAAGGAGCTGATCCTGGATTCATTAAGAGTCCATAATTTTGCGCTCCTGAAAGGAATTGACCGGAATCTGCTACGACCATCGTTTGACCTGATGTTCCTGTAGCAGTGAAAAAAACTCCTGAATAGACGCTTGTAGAAGGAATTGTAGTAAGGAAATCAGATACAATTGGTGGATCGCCATAAACTGAGTTTGTAGCAACAATCCCTGTCATATCAACATGTCCCGGAATAGCCGGAAAGAAAGGAAGGTCTATGGTGTAAGGCCCAGATGTTCCATTTCCTGTTGTAGCAGGAGTTAGGGCTTGTAGATAATTAGGCCATAGGTTCCAAAAATCTTGTCTTTGAGTAAAGAAAGGCACTTGTATCCCATTAACAGTAGCAAGAGGCATGAAGCCTTGATAAACCGGATAGGAAGCTATTTCTTGCGATCCAGGTTCTGTTTGGACTGTATACAAGGGCATGTTGTATGAGTCGATTCCTGGGGTTGTCTGAAAGCGATAAAGGGTCTTGAAATCGAAGAGCTGAACTCTGGCATCTATGTCAGTGATCCAAAAGCGGTTTATGTAATCTATGATCAAATTATCGGATATCATAGCGTTGGACGGACTTTTGATGATCCGTCTGACATAGGTGATGACATCTCCCAACAAGAACATATATTAAACCTTTTACTTTACTGAGATCTTACCAAGAACTCTTACCCATAAACAAGGACTTTCTTGCAGAAACAGGATAGCAGTCTAATCTTTGGATTGTAGTGTCCATAGCCATAGAACCATAGTACTTGCCCATGCCATCAGCACCTGTCACATTATCTTGCATAACGAGCCTGTGGTAGTATTTTCTCTTGATCTGCTCGGCTAGATAGCGAGGCCCCCAAACAGGGGTATTTACAGGAACGTCCCATTCTTCTGCCGGGATTCCAGGAAAAGGTTTAGTCCAGAGATCTAATGACTCTCCGATTATTTCTTTGTTTTCAGCAATGAAGTGAACATATTCTTTAGCAAATTCCCAAGCTTCTTTAAACTTTTCATTGAATTTATCCTTGCAACCGACTCTTTTTTTAGGTTTAAGATAGATTTCCTTAGCCTTCTGTATCTGATTGGTGGAAAGCTTTGTCTGCGTGTCTTCGGCATCTCCCGCGGGAGCGAAAGATCTTTGTTCCACTAGGTCTTTTACACTAGAATCAAAGGCATTAAATTGATCTTGTACTTTGTCTAGTTCTTTTTCTACGAAGGAAGAGGATGCTTTTGGTTTTTCTGCCATATAATACCTATAGTAAAATGTTTACTACTAGCTTATATAGAAATATTTAAGATATGTCAATAAAACTACCGGGAACATAGGTTGTTTGACCTGTTATTCCTGTGTTGATTTGTCCTGAATTTACATCACCTATCGCAGTGATTTGAGCAGGAACAAGGCCAAATGATGGAGAACTGATAAATGAGTCGTATTCTGTTGAATCAATATCCACCACAACTTCCAGAGCTGATGGGATAGATACAACATATGCTGTCTGATTGTTAATTTGTCGCATTCCATAGGAATAGGGAACTGTGATCCTTACTTGTTGGCCTATGACATAGTTAGGTTCTACAGTAATACCTCCTGCATCTGTTGCTGTCATAGTGATTGTTGTTGTTCTTCCTGCGCTAATGGCAGAAATAGGGAATCTAGAGGGCTGGTAGTACCACGGATTGATGGGGGGATTTGATTCCGGAGCTATTGACATAATAAAAAAAGGGGTAAGATTTCTCCTACCCCAAACATACCAACTATTAGATATTTTCTAACAGTTCAATCTCTACGTATGGTAATCGTTAAACTGCGCCTCGAAATACCAGACCTGAGATGCAACACTGGCAACGGTTGCTCCTACAGAGAATCCTTGGAATGTATTGTTTACATACGCTCCATAGATTGCAGGGCCGTTGATAGTGTTATATCCATTCACAACAGGTGGCGGATACAAACTTGCGCCTGCATACGGAGTTCCACCTGAGTTCACATCGCCCACAGCTTTTACTTGAGCAGGAGATAATCCTGCTTTTATTTGAGCGACTGTTGGATCGCTGTTAAATGCTGTGAATGATGTTGAATTAGCGTTACATACAAAAGTCAGACTATTAGTAACCGAAGTTACATAATAGTACTGAGGACTTGCAGGAATGCTTGAATTTGGCAATTCGTTCAACTGAGTTGTACCCCAAGCAGATGGGATGTTGAATGCAATCTGTTGACCTACAACAAAATTGTGGGGAGCCGCTGTTGTGATAGTAGTTGTACTGCCTGTGCTGATTGCTTCGATGAATGAAACACCGGGAGCATACAGGAAAGGATACAGTACTTTCATAACATAAGCACCGGAAGGAGAACCACTCAAAGCAGTGTAGTTTGTTTGGTTCATGTTCCAGTTTACAATGAAGTTGTTCGCATCTGTGATGGTTGTAACTTCCATAGGGATACCACTCAATTGTGGCATACCTGTGGTTGAAGACTGGTACATACCAACAAACATAACCACATCACCTACCGCATATCCGTGAGCTGTTACGTTCACGCTTGAAGTAGACTTTGTTGTAGCAATGACTTGCTGTTTGGCACCAAATTGAAGCAGCAAACCCGCACTGAAGGTAGAAATACCTAAAGTAGTAGTAGCAGCAGGAACTAAAGCCAATGTGGTTGCTGTAATGGTTTCGTAGAGCGCAGCTCCTTGACCCATTGCATAATCCCAATACGCCTTAGCAGACCATGTCGCAGTTGGTGTAGTATACGCTGTAAAGTTATAAAGCTTTACAGTGTCCGGTTGGAATGGAAGCGCAATCAAATTGGTTCCTCCATTCGATGTAAAATGCCCTTTTGCTAATCTTGAATATTCAGCCATAAAACCTCCTTAGAATAATTGGCTAGCGTACAGTGAAGTACATAGCTGGTTTCTGATGGCAGTGTCTTGAGTTAAAGCCTGCGCTTGTGCAAACTTAACGGCAAGAGTAGCGTTTTGAGCAAGCATGCCGGAATAGTAAGGGTCACGGTAGATCAAGTTCATGGAATATCCATCTTGATTTATGTGAGTAAGAGCTTGCTTACCGAGGACTGTATTGTAATACACGTCTTGTCCGTTAGCAGATGCTCCCCTTGCTACTGGGGCTTCTGAGGATGTTAAGATCCTAATATTGAACACGTTACCGTACTCTGATGGAAGTGCGGAGGTGTTATTAGAATAATCCCATTGGTTCTTGAATCCTTGTCCAAGCAAACCATCAAAGTCAGTTTGTAGCTCTGTAGAAGACAACATAAAATATGAGCTTCTTACAGGGCCTGTCAATTCTGTTACTTGTTGACCTATTGCTAGGCGGGCCAAATCTTCTCAGCTGGCCTCTCACGCTTTCGTCATGAGTTCAGAGCACCGCATCTTTGCTTCTTTAACCAATTCGTACATAGCATCATAATCTTCTTGATCCCAAGCACCTTCTGCATGTGCTCTTTTCAATGCTCTGTCCCAAATTTTGAAAGATTTAGCAAAGTCTTCTCGCTTGCTTCGTTCAGGCTGTATTGGACTAGATAACTCGTCATTTGATACTGAATATTCACACGGAACCTTTTTCCAAGAGTTACTCATTCCATATCTATAATCATCGCCCATAACTTGCCCCTTGTTGTCGCCGTCTTTACGCTGCGAGTTCCAAGTCTATCAGAGAAGATTTTAATTCGGCACACTTTCTACCGAATCTGTCCTCGCCTTCAATACCTGACATAAATTTGTAGGCATTGTTGGTATCCAAAGTTGTTGCTACTAGAGAAAAATCTGATATCCCATAGTTAGTAGGGTTATCATTATTTGATCCCCCACCGCAATTTATTTCCGCATTCTGTTACTTGTTGACCTATTTCTAGGCGCATAAGTCTTCTCAGCTTATGTCTCTATGTTTCCATAGAGTTCAGAGTACCGCATCTCAACCATAGAGCATACAAATCAAAGATATCTCGATCTGTCTATCCATGAATTCTTTGCTAAATTCTTCTGTTGAGTCTTCTCGCTTACTTCGTTCAGGGTCTAAATGAGCCTTATAGTTTTCTGAAGTAATTCCGGTGTCATTAAGACAACCAATTAATCCATGCGCTTTAAGATTTTCCATTCTTTTACTCATAAAGTTCCCCCTTGTTGTCGCCGTCTTTACGCTGCGAGTTCCAAGTCTATCAGAGAAGATTTATCCTGCGCCATCATTAACGCAGCGGAGACGATATAGTCTCTAAGAATAAGATCCTCGGCCTGTCTCATTGCGACCGCAAGTCTTTCGCTTACCCAAGCCAATACACCTTCTTGGTCTTGTAAAATTACCTGCTCGTTGATGACGCAGCCAGTACCAAAAAAAGCCATTTGTGCATCTATGATGTCACGTTGTGGCACTTGAGCAGGAGGATCAATACCGCTATTACCGAGTTGTACGGTAGGAGGGGTAAGAGCCTTCGGCCTCATAAAGCGACAAGTAGTTCCACCGTTAGGAGGCATACTGATCTTGTCAGCTGGTATGATATAGTTCATTGTTGGCGTAGGCACATAGAGCATAGCAGGCGCGAGCGACTGTAGGATCATAGGGCCTAGACTGCCAGTTGTAGTAATAGACATTTGTTTTCCTTATGTGTCTAATTCTACTTGATATGATGATAGGTAAAACGAACCTTAACGTACGGTATTTTCTATCATATCTGATGGAAGGTGCGAGTTCTTCCTAACGCGATTCATGATAACGTTCATGAGGACGAGTCTTACTTTTAGCAAATTAAAGTTTTAATTGTCAAGTATGTCATTGAAGCCTCAAGCTTTTCTTAAGTTGTTGCATCTTGTCATAAGCACTCTTTTGGCCTACAGGTGAAAAATCAGATTGAGACGCGTACGGGGCTGTAGCTTGTCCTGTTGGCTGATAGTAGGGAGATCTTCTCTTATTATCTACAGTCTGCTGGATAGAGGCTTTTTCTTCTGGAGGTTTATGTAGTCCAAGGGCCTTGATGTTCTTATACACAAGCTTCTGTCTTTCAAAAGTATCGGGCATCTCAAGAATTGCTTCCGCAAGTTCCGGATCTTTCTCAGCGAACTTTTGGGCGTGCTGCATAATTTCTTGAAAGTCTGGATTGGTTTTAAGCCAATTTTGTTGTCTTTCTTTGGTAAGAGCTTGTTGAACGGCACTTTGAATCTCATTTTGGGTCTGTTGTTTGATGTTTTCCCTTTCTTTTGAGAGGGTTTTATTTAACTTTCTTCTGTCGATATATGGATCATCGCCATCGTCATCGTCATCGTCTTTAGGAGCTGCTCTAGAGGCTTGTAACTCTGCAATACGAACGTCTTTTTCAGATAACATCTTCTGGAACATTTGTTCTTGCTTGCGAAAGTTGATTTCGGTAGCAGATGGTGCAGGGGCGGGTACGTTTGGATCAACAGTCATGAAATTCTCCTGTACGATTTACATTAAAAAAGTTAAAGTTTTTAATATCTGTAACTTAAATTATTTAATATAGGATTGTCAATGAAAATTGATAGATTAGAGACCCATGATAGGCTTTTACACTTCAAAGGACAGGCTGATTATATCAGTAAAGGATGTCAAGATTGCATAAATAATAGACCTGAACAATTCACGATGCCCTTCTATATTTTTGCACATACAAGATCCATCGAATTGGATGAGAGAATAGCCATATTCGATCAGGATGTGCTTTATTCCATGATAGATCCTATGTACATAAGAATATATACATGCCCTCAGCAGATTCCTACGGCTAGATTGATATGGTCTCCTAGGCTTAGTAAACCTACTCCTCAGCAAAATAGCATGTTATTTAAGGCTTATCCGGGCACAGACAACATAAAGATCATCTGGATGCTGCCTGCTAGAGAATTGTGGGAGCAGTATGAAAAGGGATTGATGCTGGAAAATAAGATGGTTATGGAAAGTATTCACATGTTTAAGAATGATTTTGCTAAGATGGCAGCTCCGGAAGATGATGATTTGCCGGAAGAAACTATACAGTCGATCTACAAAAATATTGCCAGAACTAACGGAGATAAGAAATGTGGAATTATATAAAACCGCATCCTGATAGTACTATATTCAAATTCAAGGAAGAAAAGATAAATGATGATATGCGATCTTCATTTGTTGATTTGCCGAGGGGATGGGGAAGTTTTTTGTCCCCGGAACTTCATGATGTAAGTAAATTTACTTTAATGGATGAAGTATGTCCTCACTGCGGTTCGCGAGATTATGGGTGTTTGGAAATAGAGCTTCCCAAAGATCGAGAAGAATATGACAAAGCTAAAGTGAGAATGAGAGGATATATAAGAGGGATTGGAAGATTTGATCCATTTGATGACAAATATTGGGGACAGGCGGAAACCGATGAAATTGCTAGAACTAACTGAGACAAATGGAAAATTATAGAATGACATGTGAAGATATTGATAGAGCTATCAAAGATCAACCCATTGATCTGAGATCTATATTAGGTTCCTTGTTGGAGAGAATTGAATCGCTAGAGGAAAAAAATCACGAACTTGAGTTGATCGTTGAATTCCATAAGCTGAAGATTCCATTGAAATATAGAGGATCTGGACTACTAGGTGGCGATAAAAGCTTATTCAGAACTATCAATAAGTTTAAGACATCATTTCCTGCGATTGAGAATATATCTAGTAAAGGTACAGGAGGTTTTCCTGAAAAAATACCAATGCCCAAAGATCCTAAAGAGTATACAAAAGCTAAAGAACGAATGCTGGAATATGCTAAAGAGAAGGACAAAATAGTTGAGAAATACTTTAGAGTGTCCGACTATGATGGCAAAGTTTACATAGAAGATACTACAGACGAAGCACAAGCCGATAAGTGCGTTGAAGAAGGCGGTGTTTGGTATGATGAAAATGATATCGAAAAATATTTTCCTCACGAGAACAGGATAAAAATAATAAGATACAGAAGAGTTATGCCAAAGTCTTCGGAGGCTTAGTCAACCCTGCTTTCGAGACTGGATTGCCGAGTGATGTAGATCTCATTTTACCCATTGGATTGCGCACTCCGGTTCCATAATAATTTCCTGCTCCCGTAGCAGGTTGCCCACGAGTATTTGTGTCAGAGGGATTAAAAGCGTAGGGTGATTTGAGTCCATAGCCACTGACGGACTTTTGCTTGATGACAGGGATTTTAGTATGAGCTGTTTTTATTTTTGCCATACATATCCAATTTATATTCTGGCATATTGTCATCTTGCATGGTTTTAACACCTGTTCTAGGAAGAACAGCAGCGGTTGTAGCAGGATTTCCCTTATGGCCTACAGGTTGATTGAAACCAACTCCGTATGAATCACCAGCAGAAATCATATTCCTTTCATCATAGCAAGGAGCTTGGAAGTTCCAAGGATTCTTTGCTTTGGATTCTTTGATGCGTGGAGCGATTGGATTCTTAAACATAAATTCTCCTTAAAATTCACATTTCATGCCACGGGCACATAAGGTTCAATGTGGAAGCACCTCTCTATTTGAGTTGGCCTAACACAAGCTCGAGCGAGTGTTAATTTTGTCTTTCCCCTAAGAGGGAAACCTATCAAATTAACGATTGAGAATGCCGTCTTAGTTTCTATTACCAGGCTTCATACGATGTCCAGAAGCTTTCGCTACGCCCATCATTTGTTGCTGTTTAATTTTCTCAGTAGTATCCCAATACTCACCAAGTTCTCCATCGCCTTCTGCGCTAGATTCGTTCTTAGTTTTAGCTCCCATAGGGAAAACTGATCCATTAGAACCTTTTCCAGCCCAAAAGCCATGATCATTAATTTTTTGTCCGCCAGACATAATTGCCCCCTTAGCGTTAAATTTTCTTTATTATAGCACTAAGGGAATGAGGCGCAACAGAATTTTTTGTAAAGCTCCCTATCTCTTCAAAGTGTCGCCATGAACTAGGATTCACGCGTGGTCAGAGAGTTACCAGCCAAGGGGGGCCGTCCTAAATTTGCTCAAATTGTACAATAGATGTTCAATATTGTGTAGACATAATCTTTATTTTACTGTTGAGGAGCCTCTGGCTGTGCGGGTGATTGAGTGCCTGGTATTTCTGACATCAGCTTAGATAAGAACTCATTTTCCATAGCTTCACCCCGAGATTTATCAGTCTCAGTGTCTTCTTTGGCTATATCTTGATTTTCCATTTCATTGATCTGTCCCATCTTCATCATAGTCTCAACAGCACCGAGCTTAGCTGTAGCATCTACCATCTTCTCAAGAGCTTCCATCTTCGCTTTAACAGCGAGAGCGCGGTTTTTAGTAAGCTCAGACTCTCTTTCGTCTTTGAGTCCAAGATCAGCTTCGTAACGACCATATTTCTCTTTGGCAAGAGCCATATTAGCAGCTGATTTGCTGTAGATTTCTTGTAATTTAGCTTCTTCAACAGCGTGTTGAATGTTTTGAAGCTCAGCTTGAGCAGCAGCTTGTTGCTCTTTTTGTTGAGCGAGCATCTGCATAAGCTCTGTTTTGCCCTGTAGCGTTGATTTAGAGGCAATATAATCAGGAGGAATGATTCCACCAAGCAATTCATTAAGCTCAAGGATCTGCTTGAATTCTTGCTGTTTCTGCGTGGATGTAAGAAGACCTTCTTCGACTACTGTCTGATAGGTTGAAAATATCTTAGAATAAAAGAAAGGAGATGGTTCTTCACCAATAATCAAGCCAACTTTGGGAGCATTCCAATTGTTTTGGACAATCTGAAGCATGCGTTCGCCAAGAGTCTTCAGGGATAGATCCCACTGATCAAAGTACTTTTGAAGAACCATAAGATTTGCAGCTTGCTTGAGCATAACTGTAAGGGATGAGGCTTGTGACATGTCTTGGGCTGACCATGTTTCAAGATTGACACCAGAAGTGCTGAATATAAGTGATTGCAATTGATCAGCAAGTGCCATATCGGACTCAGGCACTGCACTTGGTACGATCTTTTCGACATCTGTAAGTTCATATCCATCGTTGACAAGAACATCCCAACCCTGGCCACTCTTCTTGAGGTTGTCTTCATTAGCTACAGCTCCTACTTTTCTTTTCCACCCAGCGTTAATAGTCGCTTCAGAAATGTCATGATTGAGGATAATACGACGGTTAAGCAAATAATTAGAATCTCGCATAGTCCTGACAAGACCACGAACGCGTAGGTCATAATAGTTATTATGAGGCTCATAATTCCAAAAAACAGGAATGAAAGGACAGTCATCAAAACCAAGAGGATTATCTCCTTGAAACATAAGTTGATCGTTAAGGACTACAGCTAACTTCCAAGTAGGAACTTCTACTTCAACCATCTCCATATCTGGAATGTTATAGAGAATTTGATCCATTTGCTCTTGGTCACCACCAAAATCAAAGAACTGGTTGCGAGATCGGCTATATAGCTTTTTTCGTTTTCGCTTCCATTTATACCAAACATAGGAAAGCACCATTAGATCATTTCTTGCCATATTATAGTTCTCAGGCAAGAAATAAAAGCTACCATATCTTTGTGGAGTACCGGACATTGGAGCTACTGTTTGATATTTATCAGGGAAACGAGACTCTGCTTCTTTCTTTGAGATATATTCTTGAGTCCAGACGAATTGGGCATCAGAGGCATCATAGGATCTAAAGTAGGGATCTATCAAAAAGCTGTTGTATTCCCACACTTTGACCTTAAGCTGGCCTTGAGCCGGATCGCTTCCAGTGTAATCAAGATAAGGCTGTAGAAGAACCATACCTGTGATAGCTGCTTGCTCACAAGCACGAGAGAATTGCTCGTGAATACCTTCTACATTGCAAACATGCGTCATCAGCTTTGTGTACTGATCTGTCGTTTGATCATCAGCTCCTTCGCCTGCAATAAAATTGAGTTGCTTGCGATGTTGGCGTTGATAACCAGTCACCATGTTCACTGGCTGTTGTAAGAGATTGAAGTAAAAATTGTTGTTGTTGGCTGATGGAGTGAGATTGAAGTATCTGTTTATGAAGGTTTGCGAACCTGCATAGAACAATGTGTCTATGTTCGATTGGTTCCATCTTGACTGTTCGATAGGCTGGAACTTGCTGTAGAGATTATCAAGCCATTGACGGACGTTTCCTTGAGATGGTTCAAGAGCATTGTTCCAAGGTGGATAGTAAAAGGACATAAACCCTCTATTAATGTTTTACCATAAGATAGAGGAAATATTTTAATACTACAAATGAAAAACCCCGCCGAGTGGAGCGGGGACAAAGAGGATATTTTATGAACAAGCCCATCTTAGCAACTGTACCCAATTTCCGTACAGTTCCATTTTATGATATGAAAATCTTTAAATATCTCATATCATGGAATGGACAAGGAGGATTGTATGATACCCCAATTAAGTTTAACACCGGAAGCTAGAGACATCACTTTTAGAGATAGCTGTAATTGCTGTTTTAAACGGCCTACAAGCCCTTCAACTCATGTGTATGTCAATTCAGTTGGCGATGTTGTAGAATTCGATAAAACCAAGACTGCAAGCGAAGCTGATGCCATTGTCAGATCAATAGACAATCTGGCTAGGATAGTTCACAGAATGATCGAGGATAGAGAGTTCGATAGACAAGAGATCCTGGATAACATCTCTCAAAAGATACAATCTATGCAACAGAATTCAGATGTATGCCTCACCAGAGGAGATGTACAAGAGATTGTAGAAAGGATTCACAGCTCTCCAAAGAGAAGGAAATGATCAATCATCTAAAGGTTCTGTCCGGAGATACAGCTCATCTATGTCTTCTTGCAACTTCTTTATCTCTTTAGCAAGCAGCACAAGAGCATCCATCGTGTCGTATTGAGGATATATTCCTTCTTTCAGCTCGATTATATCATCTAGATTCATTATTCATCCTCTTCATAACGATCTAAAGAACTTGACAGGTCAGTGACGATCAAATCAAGACATGTTAATTTAGTTTGTATTTCATCTATTTGCTTTTGCATAGCATACAAAGACATCCCTACTTGTCTGTCTCTGGCGTGCTTAGCGTACTCTTCTTTCATGTGAGAAACGATTCTATCGTCTATCTTTATCTTAAACTCTTCCATGATCCTCTGAGCTTCTTTGTCTATAATCTTATCTATATCCATAACCACCCGGGTGTAACTTTTGTTTCATGAAATCTTGTTGCTTTTGATAACTCGATATCCATTATTTTCCAATAGATTTTTGGCCCATTCAATGTGATCCTCTAATCTGCATCCATTAGGTTGGTGAGTAGACCACAATTCGAGATTTTCTATGCGATTATCGTCCCGTATTCCATTTTTATGGTGAACATTCTCACCCTCTTTTAGAGGTCTTCCTAAATGTTCAGACATCACATGAATATGTTCAAATATTGCATGTTTATCACTCATCTTATTTGGATGATTTCGTACAGTTATGATTCTATATCCATTGTGATTGATGTGACCTTCTCCTCTAGAAGCCCTCAATTTTACGTCCAAAGGTAGATTGTTTTTTATTCTATAAGCACGTCGTCTTTTTTCCAGGTATTCTTTATGCTTTTCGGGATTGTTTTTGAAAAATTCTCTATTCGCACATGAGGCACACATATTTCCATTTCTTCTGTCTCTTTGCACGAGAATCCTAGTACATAAAGAACAATCAATCCTGATCTTTTTCCTAGTCTTCATCGGAATCCGTATCCTCCAGGATGATATCTGTCCCTCAAAGCTTTTTCCTGTTTCTGATAGTATTCTTGTTCATTAAACGAGCTAACTTTATGAGTCGCAAGCACATAACGAGTCGCATCGATGGCGTGATCGTTCATTTTTAAAGGAGCATCTTCACCTAATTTAGCTTTTTTCGGGTCCCAAACATAGGACTGGATTTCTTTTATAAGATTCTTGCATTCTCTCATGACAAAAAAATTACCCTGCTGCATTTCATTAGTCATTTTATTGATGCCGTATAAAACATCATTATTTCCATCGACAGGTCTCATGCCTCTACGGCGCAAGTCTTCCTTAAAGGCTGCTGCTGATGGATCTATGTAGATGGATTTAACGGCATATGGCTCTAGGAATTCTTTAACCGCATCTGCATATTCAGCATTGGTCTTTTGACGACCTTGTGCTTTAGAATCCCAGTAATATTCTTTTTCTACCCAAAGACGCTTACCTTGTTGTTCGTACTTGCCTGTTGATACGCCTATAAGAACACAAGCAAATGCGTTAGACGTGCCTACATCAATACCAGCAATCCAATACTCAGCAGCGCGAGGAGGGCGATTAAGAACGTGCAGATCTGTGTCGAAGAAATCAAAGATAGCACCTTCTGCCAAGCACCATATCCCAAGATAGTTTCGTTTATAGGACAGACCAGAGTGAGAAAGTCTAATCCTTTCTTTATAGTCCTGATCGACAAAAGGATTATCATCAAGTGTGAAATGTAAAGAATAATAGTTTTTGTCTCCATCTATACCCCTGTCTATCCATTTTTTTATTTTGTGTTCAGGTTGTGCCGGGTTCATAGCTGCAAATCCACGAGACCAAGTGCATGAGAGACGGTTATCTATCATGTCTATCATGGAGTCCGGGTAGAGCGTCATCTCATCGCAATAAACACCTGACATGGTTTGACCCTGGATCTTACCTGCGCAAGATTCATCATTAGCACCCGTTGTATTGATTTGTTTGTCTTTGTAGGTCAAATATGCGTCTCCTGGATGCCATGTGCAAAATGGCCTGTAAACGCTGAATATAGGGTCTTCAAAGAGAAGCTTGATAGCGTTGTTGTAGATCGTTTTGGATGTATAGCCGATCATCCAGAGCTTAGAATCGGGACATTGATCCACAAAGTGCATAAAGCCATACAGAGTGCAGATAGTCTTTCCGGTACGAACTGAACCGTGAGCTATGTTCCATTTAGCTGTGCAGTTAATGAGGAATTCAAGCTGCTTTGGAGCGAAGGGATCAGCCATCAGGCATCTCTGGTACAGGTATCTTCATCCAGAACAGATCATCTTTGCAGTATTTCTGTCTTGGCATCAAACCCAATTCATACTGATTGTTACATAATTGGAGAGTATCATATTCCCTATCATATTTCCAGATAGGGAAGTCTTGGGGAAGAGGCATGAATTCAGAGAATCTAATCCAATTAGCCATTTTTAACTTTCCATATGTGTTGTTTAGCTGTTTTGAATGAATTATGGATCAGATGAAGAGCTATTTGCTCAAGATCATCTAATTGCTTGGATTGCTCTGTTAGATCAGTATGAACTGATTGAGCGAGTAGAAAACAAAGCTGCGTTTGAACACATAGAAGAGCAGAAGTCCAAGCTGTTATACGATTAGATCCATGTTCTTTTTCAAAGGCTTGAATGCAGGCTAAGAGATAGTCTGTTTTATGTTTAGATTCTTGAACGTATGCTTCTCTGTCTTTGACTACATTTTCTACAGGAACGCCTGCTTGAGAGGCTATCTCTTCATCACTCATTGCTTGGATTTTCTCTATGTCCATATTTTCCTCTAACGGTTGAAATTGTACAATATATAGAATATACGATTTATGGAGGTAAAGATTTATGAGGCAAGTAAAATTACAACACAAGAATATCATCTACCATTGCTGGATAGAGAACAAAAAAGACATCAAAATAGGCGATGAGGTAACTCTTAAGGGAGAGGAAATGAATCCTTGGACTATTTTAAGAATGTCTGTTAATCATGAAGAAAATCCTAACAGGACTTGGAAAGTGGGAGGTCTATGAAACAACGTAATCGTGCCAAGTGCAAGCTGTGTGGAGATGTAATAGAGAGCTTAACAGCCAGTGATCTTCAGATGTGTGATTGTGAGACTATCGGAGTCTATGGAGGTATGGAAGTCTATAGAGCCATCTTTGATAAACCTGAGCATTTCATCAGAATAGATGATGAAGATAGGGAGATTCCTATTGAATACATAGAAAAGCCTGATGAGATGATCAAGGAGAATCCCGGTGTAAGTAGGAAGGACATGATAGACATGCTCAAACTGCATCTAGAGGGCTTTGATAATCTACCGGATCATGCCAAGCATCAGCCTGCCAGTCAGTATGATGTCCAGTGTTTAGCGATGATCATTTATGGAATATTGAGAAATTAGTAGATTTATATTGACAGATTGATTACCCTAAGAGCCAGCACGGCGATTGAGGGCCTGTGCCGTAAGGACACACGCTATTCCCGTCGCGAAAGGGTTCGCGGGGGGCTTAAGTTAGTTAGTTCTAGTCAAGTTAAGTTCTTTCGCTTCTCTCTATCGAGTCTCATCTTTGCTTTTCTGTTTCAGATGATCGGGTAATAGCTCCCAAGCAAGTGGGTCAACCAGTGTTTGTCCGATCTTACCTGTCATAAGAAATTCTATGGCTTCATCTTGGTTCTTATTAAGAAAATCAGCAATATAACTACTGATCTGATTGAGTGGATCTGTCATTTTGAGCCTTAGTCAATTGATCCATGATGGCTTTAGAGGTCTCTATCTGCATCTGTGTGACAGTGACATCAATAGGCGTATCTCTTTGTTTAAGACGGTTTTTACCAAGCCAAACCATCATAGTATTATCACCGGCTAAAGCCTTGTCATACTGTACATTACGCAGACAAGAATTTCCTTTCTCATACATTTTGGCTGAATATGCCGAGTAGTGCATTCCATAACGTTCTGAGGTTCTGTTATATAAGGTGTCCTCATGAATATTGAAATGAGGAGCTATTTCAGTACCGGAACATCCTGCGATTAACAGCTTATCGACTAATTCCCAATCTATAGGTTTTTCTAAAGCCATAATTTATCTTTTGTTTTTACAGTGAAAGAGTAGAAGATATACAAATAGAGATAATATTGCTAGTGAAGTAAATATCATACAAATAAGCATATTGTTTCGAAGGGAGATCTGTTCACTAAGCCAATTGCTGTAGTCATAATGAACAGACTCCGGTTATTTTTTCTTACGAGACTCACCGGCTTCTGAATAGCCAATGGCTACAGCTTGCTTAGGATTGGTTACTTTATCACCCGATCCTGAATGGAGAGTTCCTCGTTTGAATTCTTCCATTACGGTTTTCTTTTTATCTTTAGTAGATAGAGATTTACGTTTAGCAGCACCTGCACCCAGTTTATCCGGATGGGACATTGCTTTTTTGATCTTATCCACTACTTCTTCCCTTTATGCTTTTTCTTGTTGAAAGCTTTTTTATGTTCTTTCATTGACATTTCTTTAGCTTCAGGTTCTTTCTTTGCTTCGGGCATCTTGGCCATAAAATCTCCAATTGTTTGTTTAAATACATCATTTAACATAGACATTTTTAGATCAATCCCAATCTTCTAGTATTCTTCCTTCTAGCTTCTTACCGGGCGGTAAAGAGGCATAGATCTCCAAAAGATAGGGTGTTTCCTCATCTATACAGACTGTGGACTGTAGTAAAGCTCCTTGATTGATCTTATGCAGATCATCCGCTGTCAGCTCAATAGTGAGTCTGGTGAGCTTGGTAGAATTAGCTATTGCCATAAGCTTTCTCTATTTTGATAGTTGTATGATCATAAGATGAATAGCGTTTCTTAGCGTTTAGATTCACTACTAAGCCATCATCTTCTATCACTATGCCTTTGAGACAGTCTAAATAGAACTTACAGAGATTGTCCAGATCGAATTTAGAGACAGGGAACAGTAATTCTTCTAAGCACTCTATTTGTTTCTTTTTGCTAAACGACTTAGGCATATTGAAGTAAAAAGTAATGTGAACAGTAACAGGGCATGTAGTGGGGGGGTGTGAATATTGTTGAGATATATCATACTGTACTTGCTCCTTTTCTCTATAAAGAGGATTGAATGTACGGTGTTCATACACACGGGGAGATTTGAAGGGAATGGGTTTACCTAAGATGTCTAGAATGATCACTTGGGTTCCTTCGGTATGAGTATGTAGTAACGTATGTCTTTTAGATCTATATCAGTTCTTTTAAGCAAGATGTATCCGCCCCCTTCTGTCCATATGTAGATTCCTAGGCGCTCATCAGTGATATCGGGTTTAGCAATGAATAGAATATCCCTGTAATGATCGGATCCGCTTAACGGATGTTCTGATGGATCTAGCCATGTCATAGGATCACCTGTCCCTTAGTCACTTGTTCTATTAGCTTACGATATTTCTCTCTGCACTTTGTTTTACCATTGACCCAGTAGTAGATGGTAGAATGAGCTATCCCCCAAGCTTTAGCAGCTTCACGGTAAGACAGGTTGTTTATGCGTAAGTATGTTCTCAAAGTCATGTTCTAATTGTACATCAAGATATTTATTTAAGTCAAGTTTCATAGGGAGAATCGTTCAAATAAATATTGAGACTGTACAAAATGGGTGATTGTGGTATAGTGAAAAGGACAAGGTGATTGGGGAGACTCACCATTACAAAAACCCCTTTGAAAACTGAAATGAAGGTCATCTATGACACCGGAACAACGCTATCTATCGGATGTTTGCATCCACACATACCAATATATTATTGAATGTAAGAAACAGGATGTAGAGCCTGCTGTATGGGCTTTGGATCTGATTATAAACTTTGTAGAGAATGATTTAGAGAATTATAAAATGATCAGGAAAAACAATGGAGAAAACTGATGAGTGAATTTATTGAAGAAAAAGAATTGGAAAGAATAAGACATCATGCCAATGAACTATTATTTAATATCCATAGACTGATGGCTTTCAATTTACGCTCTATCGTAGAAGACGCTGGCAATGACATTTGCAAAGAAGCTGAAAATATACAGAAAATCTTAAAACAAAGGGAAAATAATGGACTTTAAAATATCGAGCGACAGTATAGGACAAATAACAGAAGCGTTAAGCAAGGCACAAGGAAAAATAGAAAATGCTCTTAAAGACAGTAAAAATCCATTTTATAAAAGCTCTTATGCTGATCTTTCGAGCGTTATGCTGGTGTGTAAGGAGCCTCTCACAGTACATCAATTGGCTTTTAGCTCGTCCATTGTGATGGAAGCGGGGAACGCATTCTTAGTAGCTACCTTAAGCCACAGTTCAGGAGAATGGCTAAGGAGCTATATGCCCTTAATAACAGCTAAGAACGATATGCAGAGCTTAGGAGCTGCTATTAGCTATGCTAGGCGGTTTTGTTTAGCTGCTTTGTGTCATGTGGGAGTGGAAGAGGATGATGGAGAAAAGGCTGTAGATAGAGGAACAGGTGAAGTTAAGCAACCTCTTTCTGAGAAGAGCGTGCAATCTTATGCTAATTCTCCTCCGTTAAGTGACCTACAAAGACAGAAGATACAGGCGTTAGTGGATGCTATCAAGGACGATGCTTATATGGCTAAGCTGTGTACTTTCTTGAATGTGAAGAACATTCTGGATATTTCCGGTAAGGACTTTGACAAAGTCATGAACAGCTTAGAGAAAAAGGTGGGGGAATGAAAATCCTCAGTTTAACACAAGGCTCTGAAGCCTGGCATGCTCATAGACGAAATTCTTTGGGTGCAACGACTGCTTCGATTTTATCCGGAAGTAATCCCTGGAAGACCCCTTATGATCTGTATGTGGAGATGGTAGAGGGAAAGATAGGGCTTACGAATGATGCTATGCGTAAAGGCGTTGAATTAGAGGATGAGGCTAGACGATGGGCTGAACAGCAGTTGGAATGTCAGTTGTTTCCGGTAACAGGTCAGCATGACGATAGGGACTACATGCACGCTTCCTACGATGGACTAAGCCTGGATGGGACGGTAGCTGTAGAGATCAAATGCTCTAAGAAAACGTATGAAGATGCTAAGAAAGGAACCGTTCCTATTTATTACATGTGGCAGATGCAGCAGCAGATGTTGATAGCCGATCTGGACGTTATGTACTATGTTTGCTACTGGAATGGCAGGGGAGAGATAATGACTGTAGAAAGAGATCCTAAGATGATCTCAGAGCTGTATACAAACGCTTCTGACTTCTATCATTGGCATTTGAAAGTAAAGATACCGCCTAGATCCGATAAGCCCGAAAAACAGGCTTTAAAGCAGCTTGATGAGGATTCTAGACAGGCTGTATTATTGAATCTGATGAACAGAGATGAGATCGTTAAGAAGATCAAGCATCTGGAAGAGCTTAAGAGCTATCTCGATGAGCAGATATATGCAGAAGTGAAAGAAAGCTGTGAGATAGGGAAATGGAAGATCATCAAAAGTTCCGTTAGAGGAACAATTGATTATGAGAAGTTAGCACAGGCCACAGGCATTGATGTGGATTTATACAGAAAACCTAACAGAGAACAATGGAGGATCACCAGTGGAAAAGATTGAACTTGAAGTAGGAGATGTTGTGCAATTGAATCCTGAGCATCAGTTTGCAGGCATGTTAGTTGTGGTTACTGAGCCTAAGAGCTTTGGTTGTCAGGGATACTTAATGAGTCAGTTTAACTTTGAGGCTACTAGATTTAAAGGAGTGGCTTATGTTAGACCTAAGTTTGAGGAATTTGAGTATGTGGGCAGAATGCAGTGGGTATGGGAGCCTGAAAAATGCGAGTAGTATTTATCTTTCTGGCAGGTATGCTGACCGGATGTATCATTGAGTGGATCTCTTGGATGAGAGCTGCTAGAAAAAATGGATGGATTAAAAGAAAATGAAAGAAGAATTCTATGGAAAGATGATTGAATGGATAGAGAACATAGGAAACCTTGCTTCCTCTGAGATTCCTGAATTTGTTAGAGAAGTAGCTACTTATGGATTTTATGGTAATCTTTTTGAAAGCGTAATATGGATTATCCTTCTGTCAGTAGGAATAGAGACTTGTAGAAGATTAAGAAATTGTATGCAGGTTGTACAGAAAGAAAATGCTGAACTCAGAAAAGATAAGATATCTTTTCGATCAGAACGTGCTACGGATGGATACATGATAGGAATGACAGTGATTTACCTCGTGTGTTTCGCATTTGTAATAGGATTCTGCAACTGTGTAGAAAATTGTATTAAAGCAAAAGTTTCACCTAAGTTGTATGTAATAGAGAGGTTTTTATGCTCAAAAAAATGATGATATTGTGGCCCGTATTAGCATTGTGCTCTTGTATGGAAAAACAAAATGGGGAGATTGCTGATATGGTAGAGACCTGCTTCCAGCACAGGCAAGGAATTGTTATAACCTTCATGCCCACGCCTGAGCTAAGTCATGATGGGAAAGAGGAGAAGATTAAGTGATAATGGAATCTGAAAGACTTGAGAGATTGGATCAAAATAGATTCAATGAGGAATATTATGACGACAGAAAATTTTGTGATCGTCTTTGTGCATTTTTAGAAATAGATCCTCATGACTGTACATTAGTAGATGCTGCTTATTTTGATTTTAGCGTCCTTCCAGAGGATCAATATGGCCATAAAATAATGAGCAGAGACGCATATCTAGTCTTCTGTATCAAAGATAATGGCGAATATCTATCTAGATGGATTGATCGGTGGGATTTAGACAGTGATGATCCTATAATAGCTGGGAAATGCGAACATCCTCCGTATGACCCACAGACTACCAACCATGCTCCGGAAATCAAACAGAAATTCAATCCTGATCTTCTCAGTACTCCTTGTCCCAGTTTCTTTGATATTTTTAAGGGGAAATAAAATTCTTAAGTGGATTAGAAAGCATCATTTCAAAAAAAATTGCAGATGGGAAAGAGGAGAAGATTAAGTAATGGGAATATACTATTCGGCGGTAGACTGGAAGGAAAAGAAACAATTTGAAGCTCCTAAGGGTTTTTCGATAAAAGCACCTGGAATATTTCATCCGGAAAACCCATTTCCTAATATGGTCATGATGAAAAATTACCAGGGATATAATTTTGAATTGGTCGGAGACATGAGCGTTGAATATGAAACGTCTTGTTGTTTTGAGGATATTACAGAAAAAGTTTACGAAGAATACTTATCATATTTTCCGGAATACAGGAAGGACAAATGAAATTTAGCGAAGCAATGGCTGCTCTTGAAGCCGGAAAGAAAGTTAGATTGCCAGAATGGCCTGAATCTCAATACATTCATTTGCAAAAACATTGGATTCAAGATGAGCGATTACGTGATTGTGATATTGATTGTTCATGGATAAAAGATAATTGGGAACTGTACGAAGAACCCATCAAAATGTATTCATTCATGGAAGCTGTTCAGTTGATGAAGGAAGGTAAAAAAGTAAAAAGACTGCATGGTTCTTTTGGAGATTTTTCTATAAAAAGAGCACCTTGTGATTTTATTTTTTATTGCAAAGAATCCATCAGCTTCCCATTGAGAATTTCAGATGTTGAAGCAACCGACTGGATCATCGTGGAGGATAAGTGTTAAATGGCTGGAAAAACAGAAAAACAACTACTAAAAGAGGAATATGGAACCGCTTCTTCTATCAGCTTCGCTTTTTGTACTGTACATGATTCTCAAGGAAACATTCTAGAACCTAGCAAATGTAAGATTTGTGGAGGATACATGGTCACAGCGTATGGGAAAGAATCCTTCAAGGAATTTTGCATGAACTCTCATTGTGAAGCAAATGACTAGGTAGATGTGAAGTAAGATAAATCTTAGGAAATCTCGGCACGGATTGTCGCAATCGACGGAGTGCTTCAATCGTCTGAAATGATGGCGAGCGACGGATTGCGATCCTTTTTAAAGGAACAAAAATGGAAGATGAGAAAAATTCTAAAATGCTGATCCAAGACTTAGAGGCAATTCCGGACATCTTTACAGATGGAGTCCGTGGCATCCTATTACTACGTCGTAACAAAGATGGTGAAGAAGGTAATGCGCAGAGGAAGACAATTAAGAGAATCTCACGAGATACGCACGAGTGGCGACATATGGTGCAAGAACTCTTGGAAATAAGGAACAGAACACATCTTGAATACCGCATCTACTCTTCTGTCAATGAACGCGACATAGAAAAGGCCATCCATGAGTTTAAGAGAAGACAGCTAGAGAGTGACTATGGAAACCGCTGGGAGAACCAATCATTCTACATAGATTCGAATAACCGCTTCTTTAGCTGCTTAATGAATCCATCTTGCAGAGCGCAGAACAACTTTTTGATTGACTGCGATACGCCGGAAGAATATGAATTTGCACAACTTCAACTGAGAGAATCCGGACTCATTCTCATGGAATACAAGACAAAGAGTGGTTGGCATATTATTACTAATCCATTCAATCCTAATGATTATGGAACTATGCAAATAAAGAAAGATGAATTAATGTACATTGGATAATCTTCATGGAAGAATTAAATAGCGTTCTTGAAAAGTTAGACAACTTTGATCTTGAAGAGCTTCAAGAAAAGTATGTAGATGCTTGCAAGATGCTGTTTGCTCTGTTTGAATGTATCGACGAATGTTGCGATGGGAAAAGCCATAAAAGAATAAGCGATATGTTTCAATCTATCGTGAATTTTGAGGATTAAAATTTGTTTCTTCCCGTGTATGTTCGTTAGTCAGTTTTCAGACGTACACGGGAGGGACATTTCATGAATGTATTCGGACTGACAGCAAATCTGCTGGATTTAATTTTTATCGTATTAGGAAAAAGTGGGAAGGTCTTGAATGCTCAAGGCAAACGTGTTTGCTTTGTTATAGATACCATTTGCTTGGTCTATTGGCTTTGGATGGATATACAAAGGGGATTATGGTCACAAGCTGCTTCTGTGGTGTTTGGATTGATCATAAACGTGTATGGATGGAAAAAGTGGGGAAAAGATGGAAGAGGAAATAAGTAAATTCACAATGGGATTCGCCTATAAACGCAAAGAGGGAAGAATGAAAAGTTGTACGAAAACTAAAGCAATCATATGTGATATTGATGGTACATTGGCCAATATTGAGCATAGAAGGCACTTTGTAGACCCTTCTTTGGCCTTTGACAAGGGATTAGCCAAATATGAAGTTGATGCGAATTTTAATAGGATAGATCTCAATTTAGACGGCAGTAGATGGAAGCCTGACTGGAAGTCCTTTAATGAATCCATGATCTGGGATACGCCTAATGAGTGGTGTCAAGAACTATTGAGAGGAATGGTTTATACTTTAGATGTATGGAATTCTCCGAATACCATTATTTTCGTCACAGGCAGGGAAGAATGCTATCGAAAGATCACTTTAGATCTTATTCAGCAGATGAACTGTATGAGAGGAAATTTTCTATATATGAGGCCGGATAAAGATTACAGACCTGATGTAGAGATCAAGAGAGAGATCTACGAGAAATACATCAAGGACAAGTATGATGTTCTCTTTTGTATTGATGACAGGGATTGTGTCGTAAAGCTATGGCGTTCACTAGGTCTAGTGTGCCTTCAATGTTCCGAAGGGAACTTCTAATACTTGGCCAAATCGTCTCTTTTTAGGGACATTTGGCTGGTTATCTAAAATTGTGGATTAAAAAGTTTAGTGGGAGTAGGCTGAAAAGAATAAAGCTCCGCGCTTTAATGGTTAACGTGCGGAGCTTTTAACGGACACATACGAAACGGAATATAGTCTTGGCGGATTTTATATTCAAGTTTGATTCGTACAACATAACACAAGTGCCTAGTTTTCATGTAGTACCAATCTTTTCTTTACTCGTGGGTGCCCGTATTAAAATCTTTAATACAGGAGACAAAAATGCAAGCACCAACCAACAATGCAGAAAATATTGAAGTCATAACTTCTCTCAAACCAACAGAACTAAAAATAGTAAAAGCCTTTCTCTGGTTCTTTAAAGAAAGGATTGCAGGAAACCATAACCTGACATTTCCTTCTAGGACAATGCTGGCTGCTATGGCAGATTGCTCAGATTCTTCTGTAAAACTTTTCATAAAAAAATTCGAAAATGTTCTTATTTATCACAACAGAAGACGAGATCCAAAAAGTAAAAGATGCCTTTCTAATCTCTATGAATTCAATATGGAATTTTTCGAGTGGTTAGTACTTTTCGATGCTGCCGGCTTTTTTGGAAGGCTGCTGAACAGCGTGAAATATGCCTTGAAAAAACTGAAAATGAAGATCTGGGAAATGTATTTACAAAACCAGGATTTCCTCTTTGATCTCCTATACAAAAACCCACTTATGAACAACGATTTTACCCATGGCTTTTTGTCTAGATTACCCAGTATTAAATCTTATCTCTTACGAATCCTTTCTCCTTATAAAGTACTTCAAGGTGCTGATTCTTCGAATCGAAAACAAGATAGTGCTAGCGCACCAACTGACCGAAGAGGCTTTGGAAAAAGTAATGCAATTCTTGAGGGGCTTCCTCTCTCAGGTCATGATAAAGCTAAGCTGATGTGCATGTTCGGTACTTATCATTTGAAAAAGGCTAGAGAAGCTTTTTTATATAAGCATGGAGATAATGCTAACATTCAAAATCCAGCTTCGTTTATATTTATGACAGCTAGAAATAGTTCAATTAATTTATTTAAGGTGAAATAAATGAAAATTCTTAAAAAGAAAAATGTAGACAATGAATTTATAAATATAGATTTTGAATCTTTTGAAAAATACATCCAATCTATCGCCGATCACCAGGAAAAAAATGGATTTATTAATTTCATATATATGAAAGATTATTTGAAATTCAAAGAATTGGTAAAAAAATTTTCATGGAGAATCGTCTATCATTCATTCATGTTTCATCTGTCCACAGATCCAAAGGCAACTTTGATGGTCGAGCATTGCTGCGATAAGTGTAACGAAGTAACATATGACAAGTTGACAAAGTTAGAATTTTTTGAATTATTTTCAGAAGATAGAAAGAAAATATATAGATGCTATAAATGTAGCTGGAAACTAGAAGAGAACTCAAATAACTATATTGAGAATTGGCTTACTCCTGACAATGATTGGTTTAAAGATGTTGAAACGGATCAAATAATAACAATAGAAGACAAATGGACAGCTCTCAATGATGTAAGAAAAACTAGGGATCTTGATGAAGAAATGATCATAAATCATGCTAAAAAAATGAAGTATAAAGATTTTTTAAGAACTCTGTATTGGAAAGTAGTTTCCATGAAAAAGAAATCTGACTTCTTTTTTAGATGCCAAATGTGTAATGGGACTAAGATGCTCTCAACTCATCACAGAACTTATGACATAATAGGAAAAGAAATGTTGAACATGCAGGATTTAACGGTTCTATGCTCAAACTGCCACGGAAAACATCATGAAAAATAATCAAAGTACTAACACATTTAAAGACCAATCCAGTAACATATTGTACAGATTAAAGAGAGAAATCTTTCAATGAAAGTTTATAATAGACAGGATTTCCTTAAGCTACCTTCCGGTACTTTCTTTGCTAAAGGCCATAAGTGGATTGTTGATGGCTTTTGCATCAAAGGAGACACATGGACAAATGATTTTCTCTATAAAACTCTAGTTGATATAGACTCGCATGATAGCAATCAATGGGCTGATAGATTGGAAGAAATGCTTGATAAAGGGACTTCTTATCCCATAAACGAATCTGAGGCAAGAGATGGCATGTTTGATGATGAGGATGTGTTTTTAGTGTTTGAAGATGACGATTTGAAGTATATAAGAAAATTAATTAATGAAAAATTAGGTGATTTATGAGCATTAAGTGCAAAATATTTGAAGAAACTAATAATAAATCTATGGAAGAAGTCTCTTGTGATATAGACGATTTCTTCCAGGACAGGGATGTAGAATTTTTATCTATGTCCACATATACAGAAAGAGTAGATCAATACGAATATACATCTATAGCAATATTATACAATACAAAGGATTAATTATGAATATTAAGTTTATTGATTTTAAGAAAGTGTTTGGTGAGAAGTATTTCGGCATAGCAGCGATTGTTCTGGATGACAAGATCATGCTGAGATACAAAGTGATCCCAGGAAAAGAAGGTAAAGGATTTTACTGCAAGCCTGCCAGTTACAAAGTGGGTGATGATTACATTGATGCCTTTGAGATAGACAGCAACTTCACCAAGAGCGCAATTGATCAAGTGATCAGAGACCATGTTAAACCTTTACTTGATGATGGGATACCTTTCTAGGAGGAATTATGCCTTGTATGTGTCATTACGATCCTCCTGAAGAATCAAAGAAGTACATAAAAGAATTATGTTCTAAACTTGTTGAGGAGGTTAAATATCTGGAAAAAATAGGAGATCCTCTTGGTGTATCAATCGATCATGCTAAGGAACTGATAGATCATCTATACGACCCTTCTAAATGCAAAGAAAGCACCTTAAAATCAAATGACGATAAGGGTCTGTGTGATGGCATGGAAAACTTCTAATAACTCAAGGAATGTATGTCAAAACGCGAAAGAATTGAGGATCTAGGCCGTATCTGTGAAATGCTGAACGTTCTGACCAAGTCTGAGCTGTTTGAATGGAAAGAAAAGTATCTCAAGGGGTGCAGAAACAAAGAAGCCACTGAATATTTCTTTCAGCTAGAACATGACAAACAAAGTGACATAATTCACTCTTTGTCTTATCAAATAAGTGACATGCACGATAAGCTGTATGACATGTATCAAATAGCCAGATGGGGAGATGAGGAAGAAGATGCTGAAGGTAGGAATGTCTAAGATCAGTCACGGAGAATCAGAAAAGCCCTTAGACTATCATTCCGTCATCTATAATGTTAAAGGATTTGCTGATGTAGAGAAGTACACTCCGGCTGATTGTGATCTTCTGTACTTGTTGTTAGATGATGGTAGAAAGAAAATGGGATGGTGGACGGGTCAATCGTACTATGGATTAAGGCTTAGACCTGAAGACAAGATCATAGGCTGGAAGAAATGCAAGGAATTAAGCTAATAGGATAAGATTCCTGATTCCTAGGGCCATTAGGAACATCAATAGAATAATCGCTAAAGCCAGTGCGTAGCTCTTTTTTAAGTTGTTTGTCATGCGATGTACTCGGTAATGATTACAAGACCATTTCCTCCTGCGCCTCCTGTGACTCCACTTTGGTTCGGGCCATTTCCTCCTCCTGCTCCTCCTCCTCCTGTAGTTCCGGAAGCTCCGGTACTTGAAACAGCCAAAGACGCTACAGCAGCTCCGCCAAAAAAAGAAGATCCTCCTGATCCAGGGAATGATGAAGCAAAAATAGTATAATTACTGAATCCAAAATTTCCTGGATTTCCAGCGGTCGTTAGAGTTCCCGTACCAATTATTCCGCCTGCACCTGCACTGGAGGCATTACTTGTAGAAGCACTTCCACCACCACCACCACTACCACCGGGAGCTATACATAAAGATCCTAAAGAAGTTGTTCCTCCGGTAGTGCCATTTCCGCCCGAAGATGAGCCTGCCGTTCCACCAGATCCTACGGTTACTGTTTGAGAAGAACCAATTGTGGCTGCATCTGCAACCAATCTGGCATAAGAACCACCACCACCACCACCACCTACAGAAACTTGGGTAGTACTAGTGCTAGGTGCGCCTCCACCACCACCTCCTGCTCCTACCATTTCAATTATGCAATAAGACATGTTTGTTGTGGGAGTGTAGGTGCCGCTTGTAGAAAATGTCTGGATGTTGACAGCGGTTATTGCACCTGTTGAGACGATATTTTGCCAGCTTGGAGGTGCGCCTGAATTAGCCGTCAAAACATAACCTGCCGTTCCATTGGCTAACAGAGAGGGAACACCTGAGTTTGAGGTGATCAAGACTCCGTTATTTCCTGTCGCTACAACGCCTAATTGATCGGTTGATGAGTTGATAGTTGTAAGCAGAGGATTGGAAGAGGTTACGCCATTAATGCCCGAAATATAGGCAGCGTTTAAATTTCCAAGTCCCGTGCCTGTGCCATTTCCTATTCGGAGTGCATGGGATTCTGCTGAGTTTCCGGCGTTTAAAGCTCCAATGACTATATTGCTGGACTCTGAGCCTGTATAGTTTGCTCCGACTGAATAGCCCAGCAGAGTATTATAGCCACCTGTTGCTAAATTTAGCCCGGAAGATCCTCCCATGACAGTGTTTGCAGAGCCGCCATTAAGAGTAGAAAGCGTCTTATAGCCGACGGCCGTATTAGCAACATCTCCTGTGCTAGCCAAGATGGATTGGTATCCTAAGCCTGTATTTGAAGATCCAGTGGCAGAAGCGGTTCCCGTTCCTTTTCCTATGAATGTATTGTTGCTAGAGTCCGTTACATTTAACTTTACTGTAGATCCTGTAGCGGAAAAATCAACAGAAGCTCCACAGTTTACAGAGGATGCTAGAGCTGTTAATGTTATTGTCGTACCCGTAGCACTGCCGGAGTCTCCATCTATCGTTTGCAGGGCTGCATTTGCTTGCCAAGTGGGAAGGGCTGAGGAGCTGACATAGGTCAAAACTTCTCCTGCTGAGGCTCCTGAAATTGAAACTTGCTGCAAAGCTCCGGTGGTACTAGTCCC